GTTTGGTATGATACTTGGTGATGAGGCACACTTATTTAAAGCCGTTTCATTAACTAAGATTATGACTAAACTAATTAAATGTAAATATAGAGTTGGTCTTACAGGTACTTTAGATGGTACTAAAACACACAAATTAGTATTAGAAGGTTTATTTGGTACTGTAAATAAAGTTGTTTCTACAAGTGAATTACAAGAAAGAAAACAGTTAGCTGATTTGAAGATTATTTGTTTAATACTACAACACGATAAAGAATCACGTCATTTTTTAAAAGATAAAACATACCAAGAAGAAATGGATTATATTGTTTCAAACGAAAAACGAAATAAATATATTCGGAATCTTTGTTTGTCTTTACAAGGCAATTCTTTATGTTTATTCCAATATGTTGAAAAACACGGTGAGATATTAAAGAAACTAATTGAAGATAAAGCACAGGACAGAAAAGTGTTTTATGTTCACGGAGGAGTAGAGGCAGATGAAAGAGAATCTATTAGAGCGATTACTGAGAAATCGGATAACGCTATCATTATTGCTAGTTACGGTACTTTTTCTACTGGTATTAATATTCGCAATCTACACAATATCGTTTTTGCTAGTCCTACAAAGTCTAGGATACGTAATCTACAAAGTATTGGTCGTGGTCTTCGGTTAAAAGATAATAATTCATCTGCTACTTTATATGATATTGCTGATGATATATCGTATAATGAGAAAGAGAATTACACACTTCAACACTTTAAAGAAAGAATAAATATATACAACAGTGAAGACTTTAATTACGAAATTCACAATGTGGAGTTAATAAAGTAATGGCGTCAATAGATATAAAGATAGTAAAACAAATAAAGATTGTTAAGTTAGTAAATGGTGACGATATAGTCACCGCTTTTCCTATTGAACAATTAGAAGATAAATCTCCATATATAAGATTAGTTAAACCTCTACAAATTAAATACGTTCCTCAATTTACTAAGGCAGGATTAAAAGACTATATTGCTCTTATAAAATGGAATGGTTTTACACACGATCCAATTGTAACTATTCCTAAAGATAAAATATTAACGATAACAAACGCCACTGACGAAATGAGTCGAAGTTATCATAAGATTGCCAGTGGTTATGAAAAACTTGATCCTCCCAAACAAGAAACCTCCCATAGTAAATATGAACAAGAAAGATTTGACGAGGATATGGAAGAAGAATATAATGAAATCTTTGATAGTTTTAGAGATATTAAAAAGACTATACACTAGTACCTGGTATATACCTTATCAAAAGGCTACACGCCCATTATACATAAATTTTCCAAAAAGTCAATTCTAGTTTGAATACGTATTAAGATTGACATTATTAATAAAATGTAGTATATTGGAGTTATTATGAATACAAAAAAGAAAGCTGAACATTACGTAGATAATAAAGAGTTTTTAGAAGCGATGAAGGAATATAAGAAGCTTTGTAGAAAGGCAAAGCGTGATAAACTTCCAAACCCACCAGTTACAGATTACATAGGTGGTTGTTTTTTAAAGATAGCGAATCATTTAAGTTATAGACCAAACTTTATCAATTATACTTTTAGAGATGATATGATAAGTGATGGTATTGAAAATTGTTTACAATACTTAAATAACTTTGATCCAGATAAATCAAGTAACCCATTTGCTTATTTTACTCAAATCATTTTCTATGCCTTTGTTCGTAGAATACAAAAAGAAAAGAAACAAGTAACAATTAAACACAAGTTGATAATGGAATCTAATTATGATGATATGACATTACAACCTGGTGAAGATAGAGAATTTAGAAATCAATTTAGTGAATTTTTACGACAGAATACTGTTATTGATGAGAAACCAAAAGAAAAGAAACCAAGAAAAAAAAGAACATCAAAAACTAATTTAAACTATTTTATATAATGAAAATTGCTTTATTAAATGATACTCACTTCGGTGTGAGAAATGATAGTCCTGCTTTTTTAGAATATCAAGTTAAATTCTATGATGAGCAGTTTTTTCCATACTTAGAAGAAAATAATATTACAACACTTATTCATTTAGGTGATGTAACCGATAGACGTAAGTTTATTAATTTTAAAACCGCAAGTGTCTTTAGACAAAAGTTTTTTAAACGATTGTGGGATATGAAAATTGATACACATATTATTATTGGTAACCACGACACATATTATAAAAACACAAACGAAGTAAATTCAGTTACAGAATTGTTTACTACTTTTGATGGTGTAAACGAACCTTGGATTTATACAGGTCCAAAAGAAGTTGAGTTAGGTGGTTGTCGTATGTTATTTTTACCTTGGATTTGTGATGACAATTATGATGACTCGATTTATGCGATTGATAATTCAACGGCAGAAATTTGTTTTGGTCATTTAGAGATCAAAGGATTTGAAATGTTAAAAGGTCATTATAACGATCAAGGACTAGAGCCATCACAATTTAAAAGATTTGAAAAAGTTATATCAGGTCACTTTCATAAAAAATCAGATGATGGTCATATCTATTATTTGGGTTGTCAATATGAAATGACTTGGTCAGATTATAAAGACTCAAAAGGATTTCACGTCTTTGATACTGAAACAAGAGAACTAGAAAGAATAGTTAATCCTAGAAGAATACATAAGAAGATATATTATAATGATAAGAACGAAGACTATTATAAAATAGATATAAAAGAATACGAAAATACATTAATCAAATTATTTGTATCACAAAAAACAAATGATGATATGTTTAATGCCTTTGTAGATAGATTACAAACACAAATTAATATACACGAATTAAATATCATAGAAGATAATATGTCAGATATATCTGCTAGTGTAAGAGAAGATATATTAGAACAAGGTGAAGACACACTTACTTTTTTAGGTAATTATGTAGATCAAATTGAAACAGATTTAAATAAGCCAAAACTAAAAGACTTTATTAAAGATGTTTATACGGAGGCAAGTGAAAGATGAGTCAAATAACTAACGTTAAATCTACCCATATAAATTGGGGTCCTTATGTTATGAAAACAAAAGTGCCTGATAACATTATTAAAAAATTAAAAACCGAAGGCAAAAAAGCAAAAGAAAGTTATAATCACTCTTTAGCAGGTCATTTAAATCATCAATTTCTTTATCCACAAAATGTACAAGAGTGGTTTTATAACGAGATACATCCTATCATACAAGCATATAGAGTTGGTCATTGTAAGTTTCACGGCATAGAAGAATTAAATGTTGATTTACGAGCAGATGATTTATGGGTAAACTTTATGGAGCCAGGTGATTTTAATCCTGTACATACACACGGTGGTGATTATTCTTTTGTTATCTTTGTAGATGTACCAAAAGAGTTAAAGAAAGAACAAAGAGAATACGAAGGCACGTCTGGTAAGCCTGGTTGTTTGATGTTTGAATATACACAACAAGCAAGACCACGTTGGGCAACAACAGGTACAACAATATTACCAGAAACAGGAGATATGTTTATGTTTCCTGCTTTATTACAACATTGGGTGGCACCTTTTAAATCTAAAGTAACTAGAATAAGTGTGTCAGGAAATTTAAGAATTATAAACAAGGATAAACTACCAAGTGATTATTTTTAAGAAAATTAGATGGAAAAACTTTTTATCTACTGGTAATACACCAATAGAGATTGATTTAAACAAGTCGCCTACAACTTTAATTATAGGAACAAATGGTTCAGGTAAATCAACTTTACTTGACGCTATTTGTTTTGTATTGTTTAATAGACCATTTAGAATTATTAAAAAAGAACAAATAGTAAACACTATTAATAATGGTGATTGTGTTGTTGAAATAGATTTTACAGTAGGTCAAAAGACATATCAAGTTAGACGAGGTATTAAACCTAACTTATTTGAAATCTATTGTGATGGTGAATTATTAAACCAAGAAGCAAATACAATTGACTATCAAAGAGTCTTAGAACAAAACATAATGAAATTAAATTATAGATCATTTGTACAAGTCATTATATTAGGTTCATCATCTTACGAGCCATTTATGAAGATGAAAGCACGATACAGACGTGATGTGGTAGAAGAAATACTTGACATTAAGGTATTTACTCAAATGGACTTGATATTACGAGATCAACAGTCATTACTATCAAAAAACATCACCGAGGTTAGACACAGATACGATCTGTTAGATAAAGAGATAGAATTACAAAGCAATCATCTAAACACTCTGGAAACACGCCAAAACCACGATAAAGACTATAAACTAGAACTTTTACAAAAAAATGAAGAAAATGCTAAGAAAATACGTAGTCAGATAGAAGAATTAGAAAGTACAATTAAAAATACAGAAACTACAGTACAAGATAAAGAAAAGGCAGAAAAGAAACTAAGACAATTAGAAAAGATACAAACAAAGATAGAACAGAATTTAACAACTCATAAAAAAGCATTAGAGTTTTTCCAAGAGAATGATAACTGTCCTACGTGTACACAAAAGTTAGAAGAAACATTTAGAGGTGAAAAGATTGCCTATGAAAAAGGCAAGTTAACAACTTTAAATGATGGTATGAAAGATTTAGTACAAGAGATTACAAAAGCCGAAGAACAGATAACTGAATACACTGGATTGTCTAATAAGATTAGAGATATGAATATTGATTTGGCTAAATTAAATACTTCTTTAGATGGTATCTATGACCATACAACTAGAATACAAAAAGAATTAGAAAGTTTATCCGAAGATGATATTGAAAAGATAAAAACACAATTACAAGAACAAAAACAAAATTTATCAGAAACATTAACTGAACTAGAAAAGATTACCGAAGAAAAAAAATATGTAGATATATTAAGAGAAATATTATCTGAAAAAGGTGCTAGAAAAAGAATTATTAAAAAGTATTTACCTATTATGAATACTCTTATCAATCAGTTTTTACAATCTATGGACTTCTTTATATCATTTCATTTAGATGAGGAGTTTAATGAAACAGTTAAGAGTCGTCATAGAGATACCTTTGACTATAATTGTTTTAGTGAAGGTGAAAAAATGAGAATAGATTTAGCATTAGTGTTTACTTGGCGTGCTATTGCCAAAATGAAAAATAGTACCAATACAAATTTACTAATACTAGATGAAATATTTGATAGTAGTTTAGACGGTCAAGGAACGGAAGATTTCTTTAAAATTATACAAACACTAACAAATGAAAATGTCTTTATTATATCACACAAAGGAGATATACTATTTGATAAATTTACTAACATAATTAAATTCGAAAAACAAAACAACTTTACGAGGTTACAAAATGTCTAAAGAACTAAAATTAATACCACCTAACGATCCGAGAGTAAGATCACCAATACCAGTTTTCAAAGATGAACTATTAGAGAAATATGGATTTAAAGATAGAAAAGAATTAACTGATTCTATGTTTGAAACAATGAACAGATATAAAGGATTAGGACTAACTTGTAATCAAATAGGTTTACCTTTAAATATGTTTGTAATGGGAGATCATCCAAGATTAGAAAACGGTTTAAAGTTAGCTTGTTTCAATCCTATGATTATATCAAGTAGTGAAGAAACTGTATTGATGAAAGAAGGTTGTTTAACTTTTCCTTTTGTATTCTTAAATATTAAAAGACCAAGAAAAGTTGTAGTTAAATATGAAGATGAAAATGGCAACTTACAAGAAGGTCATTTAGATGGTATGTTTAGTCGTATATTTCAACACGAATACGATCACACACAAGGTAAAGTATTTGTTGAACACGTTAGTAAATTAAAGTTAGATATGGCTTATAAGAAAGCTGAAAAAATGATGGATAGATTACAACAAGGTGGTGAAGTTGTCGAAAAAATCTAAAACATATATTCACGTGAATCAACACGTGATAAGGAGTAACAAAAAAAATGAAAGAAACGATCCAGTTATTACGGTTAAGCAAGGTAGTAAGAATGTTTATTGCCATCAAGTGGCTATTCTCGGACCCTCAAAGGTTACTTATGGCGGGAACGATAAGCCTATTCTTCCTTGTGGTGCTAGAGTTGTTATAGAAACAGAAAGCCAAGTTGAAATAATAAAATGAAACCATATGACTTTCCTAAATTAGTTATAGAAGAACACGAAGGATTCCATATCGTAAGAGATGATTTACTTGAAGGTGGTTCTAAAAGAAGATTTGTAGATAGACTAATTAGAGAAGAAATAGAATTAGGTGCTGAAGAATTTGTTTATGGTGGTTGTCCAGCAAATGGTTATGCTCAATTATCATTAACACTACAAGCCAAAGCATATGGTAAAAAAGCCATATTCTTTATGGCACAAAGATCATTAGACAAATTACATCCATACCAACAACAGGCATTAGATTACGGTGCTGATATACGTTGGGTTCCAAATGGTATGTTACAAGTTACTAAAGCAAGAGCAAGAGAATATTTTTATGAAGACCCTAAGAAACGTAGATTATTGCCTTTAGGTTTAGAAGAACCAAGAGTTTTAGAAGATATATCCACGCTTGCCAAAACGATAGAAATAGATTATAATATAGAGATAAGTGAGATTTGGTCTGTGGGTTCAAGTGGTACATTAACAAGAGGATTACAAATGGCATTTCCTAATAAAGATGTTAATGTTGTATCAGTTGGACATACAATGAAACAACACGAAGTTGGTCGTGCTAAATTATACAGATCAAAATATAAGTTTACACAAGAAGTAAAAGGTGAAGATGTACCACCATTTCCGTCAGTACCAACATATGACGCAAAGGCGTGGTCAGTGATGAAAGAATATGGCAAGAAAGGGGCTTTATTTTGGAACGTAGGAAAATAACAATCGCCAGATTAAGAAGTGGTATTAATTATAAAAGACCACTAGAAGATATATTAGATTCATTTTGTTATCTATATCAAAGATTTCAAAACGAAAATATAGATAAGTTTAATTTTGGCTATTATAACTTTGGATTTAACAAGGCACACCGTAGAGATCCAAAAGATATGCCAGATAGTGACATCATTGTAATACCTAGTGAGAACGAATTTCACTATCATATACCAAATTATATTGACCCAAAGAATTTAGAAAAATCTGATACTGCTATTAAAGAACATATCTTACCTCATATTAAAGGTAAACACATTATTATATTTCGTTCAGATAGAGGCGATACAGCAGAATTATATAAAGAGAAAGTGTTTGATAATATAGATTGTAAAGTATCAGTATTAGATGAAACAGATATACCAGGTAATGTACATCAATTGAAATATCATTTTATACAAGATGCTAAACAATATCAAACTAATAACAAAAAATATAAATTTAGTTATTGGGGAACAGAAAAAAGAC